CCGGGGAGGTAACGCATCATGCCTCCAGTTTGCCGAGTAGGCGGCGAAGATACCAAGCGGCTTTAGCAAGCGACACCGCCTCACCCTTGTGACGCTCGCGCCAGGTGTATTTGATGATGTTGCCCTTGCAGTAGCCGCGGAACTCCTCGGGCGTCAGGGCAGCCTCAATCGCATCGATGCACTCAATGCCACCCTGCCGGTAGTGGTCCGGGTTGATCTGGTCGCTCATGCCGCCACCTGCTGCTCTGCGTTCTTCCACTTCTTGCGCCGCACGATGTCGGAAACGTGCTGCACACTGATGCCGTAGGTGATGGCGATCATCAGCATGGTCTCGCCACCAGCGTGGAGCTGACGGATCTCAACCGCGTTTTGTGGCGTCAGCACGGCAGTGCCTGGGATGTGGCCAGCCTTAAAGGTGCTCACTTCCACTTATCTCCCAGCAGCTGCGCACCGCAGACCTGGATCGCCTGCTGCGCGTTCTTCTGCGTCATCACCGACTCCGTGGCATCCATGGCGCGCACCACCTTCGCCAGCAGCTCGGGGTATTCCGTATCGCGGAAGTTGGCGGCCAGATCGTGGCAGAACTCATCCCAGAGCCCGGTATAGGTGGAGCGCAACGGGTGACCGTAAGGCAGCTGATCGCGGCCGCTGCGCTCGTAGAGCGCGTCCATTATGTCGGCGCGTTGCTGATCCAGAAATGTGGCAGGCGTCATGTGTCGAGTAAGTGGCGGACGTGAAGCAGCTCAGCGCAGAGCAGCTCGGTGCGTGGAACGGTGCGGAGCTGGTCGATTCTGATGTCAATCAGCTGCTGCAGCCGGTGGCGTTCATCATGGCGACCCTGTTGGTAGGTGCCGCTGTCGGTCAGCAGCTGGTTCACCCGTTCGCGGATCTCGCTCACGCCACCTCCACCGCAGCACCCGGCCAGCGGGCCTGAGCGTATTTGATGGCGTGCCGCTTTGATTCCGCGCGCGTGATCCAGGTCATGGGGCGGGACCCCTGCGGGTAGATCAGCAGCCTGAACTCCTTGGTGCGCGCCTTCGGCTTCGGCCGGCTGATGCCGTCGCCGTGCTTGCTGGTGGGCTCCTCCTCGCGCCACTGCCACGGCAGCATGGCGCCAACAACTTCAGGCATGGCAGTTCGGGTCAGTGACGGTTTCAGGGTTCAGCCATTCGATCTCAGACCACCAAGGCAGCCATGAATCGGCGGCGATCAGCTTGGCCTCGGTGAGGCTGTGAGCGGTGATGCACTCGACCACGTTGGCGGCCTTGATCTGGAAGTAGAAGCGGCGTTCAGTCATCGAGTTGCTCCAGTGCGCGGCGAAGTGGTTCGATGATGTTGGGGTCTGTTGTTCGCTGTTTCACTGATTCCAGTGCATCCAGCGCCTGCTCCTTCAAGCTCGGCGGCTTGGGGCGGCGGGCGGCGCGGAGTTCATCGACATCCTCTGGCTCCCATTGAGCGCAGCGCACCAGATACTCACAGCACGCTTCAAGCTCCTGGTCGGCGCCCCATTGGGCGGCTTTAGTTGCAAGGTCAAGAACGTAATCCACGCTCCCCTCTGAATGATGCCTGGCGCTGAAGCCGGTCCACATGGCTACCAGCTCCGGCGGTGGGGTGATGGGATGCTCAGTCATGCCGCACCACCTGCTGCGTGCCGGAATGGGTGGGCTGGTGGTGTGCGCCGGATTCGATGCCGATCATTGCGAACACGGCCGCGGCGATCAGACAGCAGATGGCGTTGTTGATGTGGTTGATCATGATGCAAGCGCCTGACGGACGCGGTAGCGGGACAGGTTGAGGCGGGTGGCGATCTGTCGCTGGCTGAGACCCGTGCGACGCAGGATGCGAACGCGGCGGGTTTCGGATGCGGTCAGCCAGTCGATCACTGCGACTACGAACAGCAGCGGCAGGATCAGCTTCCAGATCACCAGGAGAGTGGCGGTGAGCATGGGTGGAGTGGTGTGGGAGCCCGGAGGCTCAGGCCAGATGCCCTCGGCAGGACTCGATCCAGCGCAGCAGCTCGCCGTGACGACGGCTCAGCTCCAGGTAACGGCCCGGATCCTTGTGAGGCAGGCTGCCGCGCAGCTCCTGAGCGATGTCATGAGCCTCAGCGTTGAACTGAGCGATCAGGGCAATGATCTGATCCTGCATGTTCAGCGCAGCCTCTGGGCTGCCGAGTGGAGGACTGATCGCCTCCGGTCCCCTAAGTATGCCCCGCCCACGGGGCACCTGCCATCCCGCTGTGACAGTTCTTCACACGGCCTCCTTGCCCACCGCCAGGTCCACCGGCACACGCAGCACCGGCACTGACTTCCCCGTCCCGCGTGTCCAGCCGATCACCGCCACGCTCACCGGCAGCTCGACCGTGTACCACGTGTGCCGGCACTTCAGGCACCTCCGCTGGCGGGTCACCCTGCCGGCCTCCTTGCCGTTGGTCGTGATCGTCCTGATCTCGCCGCTGGTGCACCGCGGACACTCCATCGGTATAATTCCAAGGTACCCCGCCATTATGGCACCATGCGGTTCGGCGAGTGGATGGCGGTGGAGCTCACCACCGAGCAGCAGTTCACCATCGAAAAACAAGCCCGCGCCCTGCTCGAAAGCAAGGACGCGGGCGTTCTGGCGGCTGCTCTCCTCAAGCAGGCCTGCTACCAGCAGCAGCTGCTGCAGCAGGCCGTCAACGAGATCGCCCGCCTCGAATGCGAGCTGATGAACTCCTAGAACAGATCCACATCCAGCACTTCCCCATCCACCGCCTGGGCCAGGCTCTGCGCGGCGCTCTGCGCGCTCACAGGCGGCACCCAGTCGCGCGGCGGCTGCGCCACTGCGCTCACATACGCCAGACCCTTGCTGCTGGTCTTCTTCCAGCCGCTGATCGGCACCTGCACGCTGCCGTACTGGTCCGGCGTCTGGCTCATCACGAACGCGCAGAACGCGTCCAGCTCCTCCACCTTCACGTTCATCATTCCGGTGAAGTCCACCTTGCTGTCAGGCTTGGTGCTCTTGAAGATCGACAGGTTCAGCTTGAAGGTCATCGGTTGGGTTGCGAAGGGTTGTTAGGCAGGCCGCGCAGGTTGCGCTGTTCGTAGGCTTCGACCTCCACCACTGGGTAGAGAACTCGGCCGCCGATCTTCACAAACCGCGGGCCACGGTTCTGGCTGCTGCGCCAGTTGTCGAGCGTGCTGAGCGAGACGATGTTCCGCCATCGCGCAGCCAGCTCGCGCGGTGTCAGGTATCCAGACTCAGAAGATCTCGTCATCAGCAGGCTCCTCCACAGGTGTGATCACCACCGGCGGTGGGTTGGCGATCTGTTGGTTCAGGGTTTCCAGGCTCGCCTTCGGCTGCTGAGGCTCGGCAGCGCGCACCGTCACCGGCTCCACGTCCACCACTTCCTCTTCGGTCTGGATGCCAACCAGCAGCTCGGGGATGTACAGCCGGCCCCAGAAGGCCGCGGCCCGGTAGCGGATCATCAGCTCGGGCATCGTCTGCCACTTGCTGCCGCTCTTGGTGGCCCAGCCTTCCTTCTTCGCCATCGCCATGCTCACGGTCGGTCCTTTCAGATCGTTGCCGGTGGCCAGCTCGGTGGCCACGCAGTAGCAGGCCAGTCCGTCGCCGGTGCCGGTCATCTCGTAGCGCAGCGGGCTGAACCGGCCGCAGCCGTTGACCAAGCCGATGATGAACTGGCTGCTCCAGCTGGGGCGGCCGTGGATGATGTGGAGGTTCTGCATCACCTGGAACGGACTCATCCGCATCCGGTGCGAGATCTCCAGCGCCACCAGGCAGTTGGCGAACCCCTGCTGCCCTTGGAACTGCGGTGGAATCAGCGTCGAGCTGGCGAGTGCCTTGGCGATGCGCTGGGCATCCTCGAACGCCTGGATGCCCGAGAACACGCTGCCCTGCGTGGTGGTCAGTGCTGTGGATTGTTCGGTCATGACTTGAGAGCCATCAGGATGAAGAATGAACCGGCGGCCGCCGTGAGCAGCGACGCGTCGGTGATGTGCTGCAGGAAGATCGCGCCGCACCAGGTGGTGATCGCGATCACGATGAGGTTGGCGATCTGGTCCATCAGAAGGCCTCGATCTCGG